CCATCGGTATTGCATTTCCGAACAACTTAATCGCCTTGGCCGCTGAGCCGTTCACGCTGAGCGTGGGACTGCTGGCTGTGAAGGCATTCTGGAAGAGGACGGCGATGATGCCGCCAGGGGTCAATACAGTGTTAGTAATGCTCACCGTCTTGGCTGCTGTTGCGCCAGCGGTAGAACAAACGCCATAACCATAGCCGAGGGTCGCCATGTCGCCAGTTTCGGCGAGGGGCTGAATCTTGTTGAGGATGGCCTGAAGTTGGGCATCACTCTGACTGATGTCAAAAATTCCGTTTGCCATAATTTGCTATTTTTTATTTGTTAAACATTATATTTCGCCAATTTGAGTCCCTGATAATTCGGAACTACTGATGTCGATGATCGTCACCTGCTGATTGGCCATCTCGATGGCGGTGATCTGAATCTCGTTGGTCTGATAATCCTCGTTGAACGACTGAATCTGATACCACCGGCCCTGATACTGCACGAGGCACCAGCGGTCGATACCCTCGTGGAAGCGCATACGGAACATCACAGTGTCGTAAGCATCAACAGCACCTTCGCGCATCGACTTTACGCCCTTGTTGAACGATTCAGCCGCCCAGAACTCGCCGAGAATCTGATATTTCTGTCCGCTCGATTTCCGCCCAAAGTCGCCACCAGTCGAATCCACGCGCTTGGCAATCTTCACGCGCTTGTTCATCATACCTGTTGTATATGCCATAATCTTTGTCTTTTAATTAGGAGTATTGCATCTTACGATATTTCCAGAAGCGGTGCAAACGAGATGGTCACTGGCGGTCAGCACCACCTTCAGCGATGACTTCTGCTGGATGACCGTCACCGTGACCTTCATCGTATTGTCGAGCGAGCGCACCGTGTTGCCGTCGGATGTACGGATCAAGTGGCTGCTGGCCGTTGTCACCTCATTGCGGATGGCTCCGTCGGTCACCACGAACGTCACAGTCTGCTGGCGCGACCTGCCGTCGAGATTATCAGCGTCCGAGGTGACTACGACCGTGCCATTGCCCTGACCCGTGTAGGTCAGGACAATGTTGCCAGGTCCGTCTCGCCAAGGAATACTGATGCTTGCCATACTTACTCGATGCTCCAGTTAGTATTCGAGGTAACGCTGAACGAAGCAGAGGTCTCAGCAGAGTAGGCATTCCAGTCGAGCGAAGCACTTGCGGGAGATACCTGAAGAACGGGATCGCCTTCGGCCTGCGCGATGGTACATGATGCCGTGTGGCCGGCGTGGTCGGTCACCGTCAACTGAGCCGTGCGCGTCGAGATGGTCGGGTTGGCACCGATGTTGGTGAACTGAATCGAGAACGGGAACTCGGCACTCGCGCCTGGGTCGCCGCTGATGGCATCGCCGTTGTTCACGGTCAGGCCGTTGGCGTTGTAGGTCGATGGCAGTGTCAGCACCAGCGTGGCACCGCTACCGAGCAAGAAGGTGAGCTGCGACGAGTTGGTGGTGCCCTCGATGGTGAGGGTGGTCACACCGTCCTTGCTCACGGCTGCTGCACTCTGAATGTTCACAAACTCTGGTTTGCCCGCCTGTGTGACGGTGCGCACCACGTCTTCACAGTTGGGGGCCTTGAACGTCATATTGGTCTGACGGGCCGAGCGACCTGTGTTGTCGCTGCCAGCGGTCACGTTTACGGTATCGTTACCGCTGCCTGATGTCTTGCTCGGAACGAGCCATGCTGCATAACTCATAATCTTTTCGTTTTATTTGATATTCCAATTTGTATTCGATTCGATAGTGTAGTCAATGCCATACTGCGGCACGAGCCATACCAAGCCTTGCGGCTGCTCAGGCATGACGCGCAGATACTTCATCAGACTGACGGCATCTGTCGGCCTTGCGCTGACAGCCACACCAGACGGCAATGCCCACGCCCTGACAGCCATGCCGCCTACTGCGTGAGCCGATGCCCGAAGGCTTCCCGTTACCAGTCTTGCCGATCCTTTCATCCGATGATCTTGATATGTGGGTTAATATTCACGACCTGCTTGCGCGTGCCGCTCTGATAGTCGGTGTCTGGTATCAGTACCGTCAACTTCAGCATCAGCAGTCCGACGCCGAGTTCTGTGCTGTCTACCATCACCACGAAACTCTCGCCACCTTCGAGCGCGATACAGTCAGCCTTGGTGAAGTCGATGTCGGTATTCTTTGCGTCGGCATTGATCACCTTGCCGCTGAAGTCCACGTCGGCGAGTTTTAGTCCGTCGGGCAGTTCTGCCGTGAACTCTATCTTCACGTCGGAGCCGAGTGTCACGGTCTGCATCTCGTCGGCACCCTCCGGCGATGCCAGTCGCATGTATGGCTTCACGAGGATGTCGAAGGTGTAAGGCACCACGGAGATATTCGTCACGCTGACAGGCGAACGGTACTGATAACTCGTATCGACGAGCATCAGCGATGCTTGTACAAGCGTCATTGGCATACGGCCATAGCACTCGATGATGTCCTGATAGGGACGATTGAGATAGTTCAGCAGCGTTTCTTCTGCCGCTTCGCCGTAACTCTCCAGCAGCGTGTCCTCTGCCGTGAAGTCCGACTCGATGCGCAACTGCGCTTTGATCTGATTAAGTGTCAACCACTTCATGTTATTTTGCTTTTTTATCGTTCTTTCTTATCCGACAAAAAAGCCTTGTGGGTTTACTTGTGTTTCTCATTTGGAATAAAAAAAGGGTGGCCGCTGCCACCCGATCAATCACTCAATAACTAAATAATACCCTTAACCATATATGAAAAACCAACAAAAACTAATTCGTCCAATAGCACACCGCCAAACCAATGCTGATGGCCACGATGAAAGTCACAAGACTGATCAAGGTGTAGAAGCATCCAGCTTTGTCACGCTCCTCGTTGCTCATCTTTTCGAGCATTTCCTTCGGTATCTCAGGCATATTGCCGAAATAGCCAAACGGATCGTGGATGGGGCCAATATGAATCATTTCTTCAAAAGATTGTTGATGACCTGTTTGCGGTTCAGTCCGTCGGCACGATAGCTGACGTGTACCCAGTACGAGCCCTTTGCGTTGTGTTCCCAGATGAGTTGGTCGAACTCACAATGGGTACGAATCCACTCGAACCATTTGCGCCCCTTTTGCATATCGCCGTCGATGCAGAGGTCTGCGGCCTCGCCCTTCATGTGCTGCGAGTTGCGTACACCGCCAACGGCATTGTTCAGCGCGAGCGAGCGATAGCCAGAGCCGATCTTGATAGGTTCATGCATCGCGTTTCGGAGTGGCTGCAATATCTGATGCACCAAGGCACAGAGATTTACAACGTCGCTCTGACCCGGCTCGTTGCGGATGCCTTTCGCCTTGGCGGTGGCACTCGCACACATTTCTTCGAGCGTGAAATTCTTACTGATTTTCGTTGCCATATCCGTTAAATCTGTTGTTACAAATCCTCGTTGTTCGGGACTATTCGATTATCCAAATCAGGTCGGATGGTCTTTTCAAGTTCCCCTGTGGCCGATACTGTCACGGGCACGCACTTTGGGCATTTTTGTGCGAGGCCGCACGTAAAAGGGGACAGTGCCTCCAACATTCTGCCATTCCTGGCGATGTCACGTTTCATATTGGCACGTTCATCTTCGGTCTGACTGCGGAAATCACGGAACTCCTTCGACAGTTTATCCAACTGATCACGGAACTCAACATATCCCTGCTTGTAATGGTCACGATCTTCACGCAGCTCATTGATGAGTCGGTGGTTGTCTTCCACCTCCTTCTGCTTGTCTTCGAGAATCTGCTGATAGGTGTCCTGTACCTTCATAGCCATATCAACCTCAGCGGCTTTTGCCTCCACCTCTTTCAGTTTGGCTTCGGCCTCCGATGCCCTGGCTTCGGCCTCTTCTTTTCGCTTGTGCTGCCGCCAGAAGAGAAAGCCACCTACCCCAGTACCACCTATCAGCAGACTGATGAGTCCGATGATTGCTTCCAATGTAATCTCCATACGCCTACAAGGTTAATTTAACGAGGTAGTCATAGAACTTTGGCCAAGCCGTATATGCCAACACTGCGATGCCAACGGACGCAAACCACTGACCATAATAGATGGTGTAGCCAATTCCTGCGATGGCTCCGATAACGCAAAGCACCATCAGGATGAAATAACCGATTTTTTTGAGAGTTTTCATTTCCTTCGATTTTAATAATTAAACCATTTCATCTATCGAAGGAAACATCGTTGTGGGTTTACCATAGTAAAAGCCCGACGGGTAAATTTATCAAAACCCCGTCGGGCAAAAAACAATTAGGGAAACTTGCTGCCTCACGGCAGGAATTTCTTGATCTTAAAGGCGATCCAAATGACACCGCCTATAAACGACAACAGTCCGAACCAAATCAGCCCCTTCTGCGTCTTGGTCAGCGGCTTTTCCACTTCCTTAATCACCTCGTATGGCACAGGGATGGAGTCGTGCTTTGCCACGTAGGTCGTGTCGTGGATCTGCTTCTCAATGTACTTGGTGTGCCACTTCTCGATGCGCACCGTGTCGCCCTTCTCCTTGATGCTGATGCTGTCATGCATCCAGATAGAGTCGCGCTGCACCTGCGTGAAGTAGATGGAATCCGTCTTGTGCTCCACCACCGTCACAGGCACATACTCAATCGTCTTGCAGCCCGTCAGCACCGCCAACGCAACTGCGAATAAAATAATCTTTTTCATATCTCTTCCTGGTAAATGATTTCCTTGCCGCATGCTTTCGCGTAGAAGAACTCGGCGGTGGCTCCTGGAGAGTCGCGCCAGTCACTCAACAGATAGATGGCATCGCACAAAGCGAGATTGTGCATGTCCCAAAGCAGCATCCATGCATACCAATCGAACTCACAGAAGTCGAGGTCTTTCCACTTCGCCTCCTCAATCATGATGTGCTGCTTCGCCTCACGCTGAAATGCTGCCGACGCTGGGTTTATCACAACCCAACCATCTTCCAATAGTCTTTCCTGAGCACCAGCAAACTTTCCGATTGTCTTAGCACTCAGTCTCTTCTCTCCTATCTTGCCGGAGATATAGATCAATTTCTGTTTTTTCATAATTATCTAATTTTCATTTAATGCAACGTCCCTTCATACCTTTCATACAGGTCTAACGCCATGATGAGGGCTTGCACGGGGTCAACCTTGCACGAGTCTGACTGGCTCCGCTTCACAGGTCGCTTGTTGTCGCGTCCGTCGATCTCCAGCGCGGCATTGCCGAAGCACCACGGCCACATGGGATTGTGGCTGAAGCTGATGAACGGCACGGGTGCAAACATCGCAGCGAAGAGGTCATCCGTCGGCGCGTTGAACTCGCTATTCAACTGGCTCACCACCTGAATGTACGGGTCTGGGTTTGATATGCTCCACGCGCTCTGCAAGTAGGCTTTCAGCGTGTTAATCGGGTCTTTGCTTTGATACTTATCGTAGCCCCAATACATGAACTGACAGCCTTTCTTGATGAGTTCGTCCAAGCGGTTGATGAAGAGCGACGGTTGGAAGATGTCGCCCGGCGATACGTGCAACCATCCCTGCGCTATCCATTGCTCATAGAGTGCGCTGATGCTCGACTGCTTCAGTGTTGACTCCTTGATCCATGCGTCGAAGTCGGCAAAAAACTCAGTGCCTCGCCCAGACGGGTGTTTTCTCGCTGCCAACCACGAAGCCGTGTGCAAGTCATCGCCCTGGCTGAAGTCCAAGCCCGTGAATATTACCCAGCCTTTGTCCTTCGTGCAATCGTCGATGCGCATCTCACGCTGCAAGGGGCGCACCTGCTCGGCCTTGATCCAGTCCTTGACGCTGACGCCTTGCCAACAATTAAAATCTTTAGTTAATACCTCCTGCTTGGTGTCCTCGGTGCCGGTGGCGGCTTCGTGGAGACGTTCGCGGTAGTAGGTCGGCTGCACCGTGGTGCCTATCGAGCGGTTCACCTTCTTGAAGAGTTCGGGGTCGTCGAGCTTCGTCAGGTCGTCGGTGATTTCCCAAGGATCGAGCTGGAGCAGGAAGGCGCACCAGTAGTCGTCGGAGGTGCGGATGCGCTGGCCGAGGGGATATTGCATCTCATGCAGCAGCGATGCTTCCACCTGCTCAATCTTCGTCTTGTAGGGGCCTTCCTTGATGCGTCCGGCGGTGGTGGTGTGGAGCAGCAGTTTTTCACGTCGCGGACCGGTTGAACCCCAACACGTATCGACCGCCGCCTGCATGTCGGAGTGGGCGTTGACGTAGCCCGCCTGACCGTGCTCGTCGGCATGAACCACCGAGGCGTAGAGTCCGTCTTTTGATGTCTTGCCAGCTGCCATGCACTTGATTTCGCCTTTCATCGGGTGTCCGGGTTGCCAGTTCAGTCCGTTGCGGGTCATGCGGAAGTATTTGCCGCCCATGCGGTTCGAGCACGTCGGATCGACTTGCATGGCAAACTCGCGGATGGCTTTGTAGGCTATCTGGCTCTGCTCGCTGCTGTTGGTGCAGATGAGTGCCTGCCCGTTCACGTCGCCCAGGAATCCCACCTCGGTGAAGTCCACCGCGCCGCCCAGCTCCGTCTTGCCGGATTTACGAGTCAAAAACCAATGGCTTTCCTGTGTCAGTCGTCGGGTGTCCCACACCATGCCGTCCCTGCCAATCCATTCCGTAGGCAGCAGCTGGTCGCCGTCGTGGTATTCGCGCTCCATGCTGACGTCCACCTTGAAGGCGTATATCTCGAAAATCAACCAAGCCTGGAAGGGCATCAGCCGGACGTGCTGCGAGCCGCGAGGGGTGGAGAACTTCAGTCCGCCTTTCACGTGTCGCCCGTTCGCCCACTGTCCCTCGATGGCCCGCAGCGACCGCTTCACCCGTTCGGGGTCGAGGTCATAGGAGTCCATCAGTCGCATTTCCTTGCGGATGCCCAGCAGCTCATAGAGGTTGGCGTGGCTCGCATTGTTCGAGATAGCGTCCTCCACATACGGCAGCAGTCGCGTGTCGATGCTGTTCAGTCGGTTCACATAGTTGGGCAGTGCCTCGGTGATGTCCGCGAGGCACTGCGCCTTCAGTTTCTTTAATTCGTCGAAATCTTGCATATTATCGATGTAAGATGTTAGAGGGAAGAGGGAAGAGTTTGCTTCCGCTCGAATTCCGATAGAATGATTTTATCCTTTGGGTCGAAGTGTTGCACGATGTCGTACTTGAAACGGAATCCGTGATTGCCTGCTATCAGTTTACGCAGGATGCTTGGGCGATTGATATAGACGTTGCGCACAAACTCTTCAGTATCGCCGTTGTCGTATTCGGCATTGATGTACGACTGAATGACTACCGCACCGCCATGCGTGACAGCATGAAACATTCTGCGACGCTCCTTGCGGCAGAACTTCATGCTTTCTATTAACTTGCGGAATTGCTCGGATTGTTCGGGCGTAGTGGTCAGCGTTCCCGTTATCTCGTAGCAGTGTGGCGACCACTCCGATGATTCCTGCTCAGGTTCTTCCGTTGGCGACAGGTGTATCTGTGCATCCTTCGCCATTGCAACCTCCTCGCCAGTGTCAGCGAGAAAGATGCGTATCTGACTGCCTTTATCGCCCATAGTCAGTCCTCCTCATATTTGTAAGGTTCGCCGTTGATGCTTTTCACATCGTTTTGGAAAACGGGATTGCCTATTACCGGCTGGCGTTTCTTGGGTACGCCATGCTTGGTCAGTTCGGTGCCTTGGTATCGCATGAATGGGATAGGATGCCCATAGATGCTCATCTTCTCAACTCGGATGGTGTGATAGTGGTCGGTCACGATGTCGCCCACCTTCACGGGGTTGTGCTCAATGGCATACTGCTTGCGGAGTTCCGTCTGCTTGTCGTTGCACTCGCGCTGTAGTGCCATGCACTTCTCTTGTAATTCTTTCGCTGTCATAGTTCCTAATCTCTAATGCTCATACATCACCACCAGTTAGTTCCTTGTGCCATTCCTTCAACGTCGCCCAAAGAGCCATGAGGTTGTCGGAGTCCGTCTTCTCGTTCAGCGATGAGAGGATGCCCGATGCGGCATACACGCTCTTGATCTGCTCAACGGTCGGCAGCTTACCCTCGCAGATGCGCTGGAGGTCGTTCTTCAGTTTCTCGTTGCGTTCCATC